TTTCATCTAAAGAATATTTTATACCACAATCACATTCTGGAAATAGTAATGCATTATCTACATCTTCTTCAAAATAAGCTACAAATCTAACAGCTTGTAGCATTGGGTTGGTGATGTATAAATACCCATTAGAAATCCAGAAATATGTTTCCTTTTTAATTAAAGGAAGTTTTAATAAGTTTATATATCTATTAACTGTTATTTCTTTAATTTTCTTGCCATTTCCTCCTAAAGCGTTTATAGAATAAACTCCTTGTATAGTGTATTGATAATTACCTTCTGCCAATCCAGTTAATTTATGCTTGCTTCTGGCAATAGTACATTCATCTACATAATCACAACATTCAGAAATAGGAACTTCTACTAATTCCAAACAAGGAATAGTAGTAAATAATGTATCTGTAGCCCAAAGCTTTCTGAGATTTGTTTCACGTTTAACTAATAGATTTCTATTAATTTTTATTTCAGAAAGTATAGCTCTGTCTGTTATTAGTGAATCAGATGAAAGGAGCTTATTTAAGCTCCTAACATTTGATACAAGTTCTCTTCCTGTTGCCATATTAAATTATTTCTTTATATACATCTGTCACTCCATTGTCTAATGTAATAACAAATGCTGTCATTTCTGCTTTTGATTTAGTAAATCCCATTTTATCATCCCATTGAGATTTTGCTGTAGAGAGTTGTGGAACTTGATAAAAATGAATACCATTAACATCTAATGATTTCATGTGGTGTTTATCTCCTACAAAAATATAATAATTATCACAAAAAGACCAATTAGCTTTATATTCTATTGGAAATGTAGCAGCTAAATCATTAGGTTTCATTACATCCCCATGATTAAACATCATAGCTGATGTACCAAATTTATGATATTTTCTACACAATGTAGAAGTGTCAAATGATATTTTTGGTTCATCTTTATAATAAGCTTCTAACCAAGATATTAAATGCCATCCCACAAAATGATCATGATTGCCACAAACATATACAACTTTTACTGTTTCAGAAGAATTCAATAAAAGATTAATTACATCCACTTGATGTTGGCATATTGCTGTAAATCCTCCTTCATATGTAAGAATGTTTGTTTGAGGTGTGCCTTTAGTAGTTGCATTTGAATACTCTGAATTAAACATATCAGAGCCTACAATATGTACTATCTCTTTTATATAGTTTGTAGCTCTAGCTTTTTGTATTATTTTTTCAGTTTTATCAAGAATAATATTAAATCTTTCTTGAATAAAATTATCTCCCATTATATCATATTTATTATAATGGGCATCTTGAGAAGGTAACACCAAACAAATAGGTTGTTTATCTTCTGCTTGTTTAATACATTTATAATTAAATGTAGGTTTGTATTCTTTTAAAAAATCTTTAAATTGTTCCTGAAAATAATCTATACTAAGTTCTCCTTTTAATTGAGAAACATTAGCTGACACTAAATATTTTCCATTAGGTTGTTCTTTATTCCAATATCCACTTAATCTCCATCTACCTTTATCAATACTGTATTTTATTTCTATTTCTTCTGGACTTAAAGGTCTATCAGAAATAAGACCTGTTAATGTGCCTACCCCTTTATCTAAATTAAAATTTTCTACAATATGTCCTTCCAATTCTGCTATGTAATTATCTTTTTCTGCTATTTCTGCTGTCTCCTCTCTTCTCATTCTTCTTAATTCTTTTTTAGCTTCTAAGATTTCCTCCACTGTAACTCCAAACCTTTTTGCATAAAACTCTGCATTCTTTTTAAAGTGTATTATTTCTTGTAGTTCTTTTAAAAGATTTATTTCCATAAATAAAAAAATTACAGCAAAGATATATTAATATTTAATAGCTTGCTAACTTTTTTTGTTAAATCTTTGAATGGTGTTTAATTATTAAAAGTAAAAACCCTTTCATTTTTCAGAAAGGGTTTAAAAATTTAACACCAAGAGCCGCAGGATTCTCCTGTTTCTATCACTCCTGTTCCAGAAAGTATAACTATACCTGGTGTAGCTCTAGCACAGACAAAAATTGCTGCTGAGGCTGGAACACTTTGTTGAGATTTTGTTCCTGTACATGTCCAATATCTTATTACACTATCTGTTGTAGCTGTATATCCATAAGTGTAACAATTGCAATCTGGTGGAATGGCTGTAGTGGTTGCAGGAGTGCAAGGAATATCTACATAATTATTACATAAAATAGAAGTAGATTGCACTCTGATAATAGTAGTGCCATCTGGTACTAAAGAAGAAGTGTACCCTCCTATTAAATCTAGTTTAGGAACATTTGTTTCAAAAGCTGAAACATATCCATCTACATCTGAATATAAATTAAAAGGGCCTGAATCTGCACCTGCTGTAGTTAATGTTATAAAAACTGTCATAAACCTAAAATGGTTTTAAGTTGATTTTTTAAAGAAGAATTAGTGTTTAAAATTGCCAGTATGGTGGTTGTAAGAGTTGTTGGATCTAATTTAGCATCTATCTTTTGTAAAGATGTGGTTGTACTATCACATGTGTCTATGCCTGTAGAAGGTAAGTTTGCTCCATTATACATTACTAAATCTGTACCTGTTTTATAAATAAAACAAGGGTCTATTCCACAACCTCTTGGAATCACTGTTCCTGAACAAGGTATACAATTCATATTAATTAGTTTAAGGGATGTACATTATATATACACAACCTATTCCTGGTTGTACTAAAGATATAGGTTGTCCTCCTCCTGTAGAAGCATTTACCACTGTAGTGGCTACAGTGATTCCTGTTAATTCTTCAGAAGTCCAATCAGTAGCAGAAACTTCTGGTACAGTGGGAGGTACATTATTAGTTAACACTTCATAACTACCACTATCTGCTCCAAATCCTGCCACTCCTTGTCCAGAAGCATGTTTATGTTTTGGATCTGTAACTACAGATGTTGCTGTAGCTGTATGTGTATGTGCAGGAAGTTGAGAAGTGCTAATGATTTCACTATTAGCTCCATTTACAGGCACTCCTTTAGTGTATGTAGGGTTAAAAATTGAAGAACTAGGGTTTACTACAGAAGACATAGTTGCTCCTCCTATAGTACCATCTGTTACTCCTACACTCACTCTACCTCTTTTATCAGGTGTACCATTTAAACCATTGCATAAATAAACTTTTTCCCAATAGCCTTGACCAGCTCCTGTTCCATCAAAACTATCTCCTGTATCAGGATAGTTTGAAAGGGCTCCATAATATTCTACAATAGTGTATGGAACCATTTTAGAATAAGCTTTATTAGCCCCATCTCCAGAATTAATACAAGCTGTAACTAAATCACAAAGGTCTGCTTGTTGAACATAATTAGTTTCTACATCTGTAACAAATGCACAAAGTTTATTTATAGTGGCTTGTAATATAGCATGTGTCCCTGAATTTGTAGAAACATCTTCTAAACAATGTATAGTGTAATTTGCTTCCAAAGCAGCTAGTTGTTCTTGTAATCCTGACACTAAGCTATTAGTCACTTCTAATGAAGACACTAATGTACAAACAGATTTTATTAAAGCTGTTATTAAATCTACCACTGTAATATCTCCACATGTAGGAAGATTGGTAGCCACTGCTTCACAAATAATTTCTTCTGGAATATCTATTTTAATTCCTGTGCCATTTAATGTAGAGGAAAGAAATGTAATTAGAGCTTGTTCTACATAAGAAAGAGAATCCCCATTTTGTATTCCTAATAAAGGAACATCAAGTCCTGTATATTTTACACATTTATCAGATGTTATTTCTGGACATCCATTAAAACAATTAGAGCAATTATCCATTATTTATATTTTAATACTTTTATTCTGCTTGCTATTTGATCCACTGTAAATCTGGCAGCATAATCAGAATTACAATGTTTGAAAGTTAAGATTCTTTTATAATTTAATAAATCTAAAATAGATTCATAGGATATTGGTTTGTTTAAATCAAACACAGTGTTATTGTATAATTGTTTAGACATTTCAAACAATTTACAATCTATATCAGCCAATAAAGCTGATATACTAGTGCAATTTGTACAATTAGTGAGTTTTGGTAAAAGCATTTTTAAATTTTATTATTCCTTTTTTTAATAAATCATTACAAGTCCCACAAAGACCATTTATTAATTGACATCCACAACCCACATTTAATTTGCAATTTCTACAAGAAGCCATGATGATTAATTTTAAAAATTAGAAATATAATTTGTTCCTGAACAACCACAACCTTTTTTACTAAAATTAATTAGCATTCTTTTGGCTGTATTATAGAGTTTGTTAGCCTCCTGTATAGCACATTTATTAGCTGCTGCTATTGAGCCTTGAATAAATATGTAAATAGAATTTAAATCTACTTTAGCTTGAGTTTTAATTGCTTTATCACATTCCATCATATCTAGTTGCATAAAAGCACTATCAAACTGCTCTTGAAGACTATCCACTCTTATTATATTGTGTTCTACATAATTTGCATATGCAGGAGCAATTGAATATTTAATTGTGTACACACCATCAGGCAAAGGAAGAAGTTCATCCCCAACTTGTGTTATTCCTAAAGATGTCGAATTAAAAACATTAAAATCATTAGGGGTGAATGGAAGTGTAACTTTTCCAAATGAAGGAACTGTAATCTCTATTGTAGGAGATGTAGGAGTTGCATCATATGTAGAATTATCTGCCACTCCTAATGTAAGAATGTTATATGTTGGAACTACTAAAAAATTTAATGTTGACATTGTTTAAAATAAATATGCCAGAGGATTGAGAACTCCTCTCATTACCTCTGGCATAGGGTTTATAATATGTTTATACTATTAATAAACTGTTGGAGAACCTAATGCTGCTGTTAAAATTGCAGCTAAAGCTGTTTCTTCTGAAGAATCTTTTACAACAGCTATGATAACTGTAGCATCTTCTGGAATAAAAGCACCCCATTGATAAGCTGATTTATCATACTCATTAAATTTAATGTAGTAAGTGTTGTAAATAGCTCCTGCACTAACCCAGCTTTCAAAGTTTTCATTGAAACCACCCATTCTATATAAGTGTTTCAAGTAACCTGCTTGATAACTGTAAAGATTTTTTTCTAATTTAGCAATTTCAGTGCTAGTGCCTTTTGGATAATTTGCTTCTTGTGTAACTGTAGCTGTAGCAACAATATTACAATTATCAGGAACAATGAAATCTGCTGTAGTAGCTGGACCAGAATATACAAATGTGTTAAAACGCATTCTGTCATATTCTTGAGGATCAGCAGCAACATCACAAGGTTGTGCATAAACTGTTAATGGCTTGCCTGTTATTTCTAACACAGCAGAAGAATCATTACCTACTCTTGCAAAAGTAAAGAAAGTGTTAAAGCTGATGTTATCAGGATTAATACCTGGAGCAGATGCTTCTAATTTCTCAATAAATTGATCAATTAAAGCTGGTACATCCACTGTATCACAAGGATTTCCACCACAATCACAACAAGGTGCTTGTACTGTTACACTTCTTGTAAAACCATTAAAATACAATGTATTGATGTAGCTAGAGAAAGCGCTTAAAGTCAATGTTACAGTGTCACCACATTTTACATTCCAACCTCCAACTTCAGTGATTTGAGGAGTGATAGTGCTACTTCCTACAACTTTATACCAAGAAGTTACATTAGAATTAGCATTAGGTGTGATGTTTTGTGCATTACCTGTTAATGCAATTACAGGATTACCAGAGATTTTATCTGATCTCTTACTTCCTTGTAAGTAAGTGTTTGTTCTACCTTGGGCTATATAAAAGTAAGGAGAAGCTGCTACATTACTTGCTGTAGCAACAGCATAATCATTTTTATATACACCTACAGACCCTGCTGATAAATCTTGTGTAGAACCAGTTGTTGCAATACTAGAACCACTAGGAACTACAAAGAGGGTGGTTAAAGAAAAATCTGACATTTTTATTTTGTTTTAAATTGTTTATTAATTATTATTCATTTGTTTGAATACGCATTTGAGCTGTCTGTATAGCTGATTGATTCTCAGTGTACATAGCTAAACATTCCACTGTTAAATCTACAAGTTCATCTTCAAGGTAGTTTTTAAGTTCACAGTCTTGATTTGTAGATTCTGTTCCATCTAGTTTTATATATCCTTCTTTATCTATATATTTAGGATAACGAAGGTAAGAAAGATATAACACTGTAGGAGTGAAAGTTCCATCTGTAAATACAGCTAATTCATCTGAAGATATAAAATTGAAAGTTTCTTGATATTCAAAAGATGGTTTATAATGAGTGTTATTTAACAAAAATTGTAAATCACCATGTTTTGCTAAATCTTTATTAATCCAAATCTTTCTATCTTTACATTCTCCTTTATCAGCTAGTAAAAAACTATCTACATAAAACATGTATGCTGGTTTAATACTGTCTATAGATGTAACCCATTTATTTAATTCCTTAGAAGCTAGTTTTAATTTTAATTTATGTGCTTCATAAGGCTCTACTAATTTTTGTAAATCTTCATACCTTTTTTTAAAAGCATCCATTCCTAACCCAGAATTAGTGGAAGTTCCATCCATTTTCTGTTTTATCAACTTTATCTGAGCTTCATTCAAAGCTAAGATTTTATCTTCAAGTTGAATTTGTTGATGCTCATTAGTTGATAGCTTATTTAATTTTTGATCTATTTTATATAATAGGCTATCTACAGGTATCATGTTTGTTTATTTTAAACAGCAGCTAACTTTTTAGCTTTTAATTTTTGTTCAAGAGTTAGCAACTCATCTTGATGATCTTCATCAATCAAATATTTTACTAAATCATTCTCATCCTTAGCTACTTCAAGATCTCCTTCATATATTTTTCCTGAAGGCTTCACTCTGTAAATAGAATGAGTTATGGCTTGTTTAACAAGATCTTTTACAGCCAGTAAATCATCACTTAATTCTGAGAAACTTGTAAACACTTCTACAGGATTCATACCTTGATGTTTACCTGATTTAAACTCAGTTTGTTTAAGAAGATTATCCACTTGATTATACACAGCTTCCTCTGTTGTACTATCTGTTACTGGAAGTCCTAACAATCTAGCTACTTTCTTTTTCTTATCAGGTGTCATACCATCAAATTTAACAATAGCTTTATTAATAACTTGTTTTTTCTTGTAAAGAACAGTGTTCTCAATTTCATCATCTACAACATAAAATTGTGTATCTGCTGGAAATTCTCCTCTCAACCAAGCTTCATAACTAGAAGCTACTGTTGGATGAACTCTTAACCAAGCAAAAGCAAGTTCTTGTATAGGATCTTGAAAGTCAAAGTAATTATCTCCATCAGAAAGTTTAACTGGAGAAACATGAGAAGTGTCATTATTAGAAGTGGAAAGTCCATAATTCCAAAATTTAGAACGAGGGCTTAAATCTAAATCTAAAGCTGCCTCTAACTTTTCTCTTAATTTAGTCACTCTTTCAATTTCTAGTTCTCTTGCAGTGGTGTCTTTAATTCTTTGAATGTATTTAGCATTTGGATCTAGTCCTGTTCTATATACACCTGAAGTTTCTTTGTAAGGGTATTTAAAAACTCCTGTACCAGGAATTCTAGTCATACCTTTAGCTGCAAGTCCTCCTTGCAATGTCTGCATTTGAGAGTTGTTATATTCTTTCTTAATAACAGAGATTTTACCTATCTTAGCCATATGTAGTTTATTTGATATTTTGCAGAAAAGTAGACATCGAAGTCCTTAGCAATTATATAATTCTCTTTTCTGTTTTAGAGAAACTCCCCTCTACTGAAAGAGGGGGTGATTTTCTCTGGTAGGGTGTGAAACATTAATTTCTTAATGTCGGTCTTAAAAGTCTATTTTAAGAGGTGTGTATATTAGTATTGTGGTATTTCCTCAATCAACACTGTTCTAGATAAATCTTCGATGAATACATCACATCTGTCTTTCATCCAGATTTCATATCCTGGGAATTTATTAGCACTTGACATACCTTGAGATTTAGCAAAACCTAAGTGGTGTCTTGTACCATCAATATATCCCCAAGTCATTGAAGGAGCACCTTTCATTCTCACTTCTCTGATGTTATTAACCATTGAACCATCAGACATTGGGCTTACATCAAACACCATGAATACAGGGGTAGATTTTTTGTTTTGACCAAACTCTACATTTGATTGTGGTAAATCCAATTCTTTTAAGTGAATCAATTCCACTTTACCTGTTTCACGTGTAACCATGCTGTCAAAAGCAAAGTTGTATGTGATGTGTTGGCCTTCACCTTGCATATATCTGTTTCCAGAATCAGCCATGAAAGTTAAACCTGAGTTAAGAGCATCTGATTTTAAAGCTTGTTGGAAAGTATCAAAACCAGCTTCATTAGTGTACATTTTAACACGTCTGTCTTTTACATCCACACGTCTGTAGAATAAATCTCCAAACACTGAACGAATTAAGTTTGCAGAAAATTCTCCTCTGTTATATTGTACTAAGTTACCATTGTTTCTCATTCTATGGTAGATACCAGCAGAAACACGTTTTAATTCTTGTTTAGAACCATTAGATTTCACTGTACCTGGTTTACTCCAAATCATACGCTTAACTTTTAATTCAAGCATTGATTTTCTCATCATAAACTCGATAAATGGTTCCCATTTAACATCATTACGAGTTAAAGGCATTTGGTTTCTTCTTTGTGGAGCATACACCAAAATATCCAATGGTTTACCAGATTGATCAACCATCATTCTGTCATCAGCCCACTCAGTGATTTTGTGTTCAAAACCATATGCTGATCCTAAAGATTCAAACATTGTGATTTTTTCACCCAATCTAGCCAATCCTAAAAGGTCTTGGTCAAACTCACCAATAACACCATCAATTAATTCTAATTCCACACCCACTTGTAAAAATTGAGAGCTAGAAGTTAAATAATCAACTGTAGGGTTATCACTCACTAAAGTGAATGTGTATAAAAATCCGTTGTTAAATGGTTGAGGATCTTTAATTACATAAAATCTTGGACCATATTGACGAGAACCAACAGAGATAATAGCATTTTTAGAAAACTCTTGGCTATCTAAAACTAATTGGAATTCTTGACCATCAATACCTATTTTCTCTAAGCTTGCTGTAGCTGTAGGAATATCAATGATTTTAGGGAATTTATAAGGAACTTGTACATCCCATTTCCAAGCATCACTATTATTATCAATGTAATAAGGTGTGCTTTTGTTGATCATGTCTAAGAAGTCATTACTGTATAATGAACTTTGTGTGTACAAGCTGATGATTTTTTTATCATAGTCAGCAGGTTCTGTGGAGTGAAAAGACTCCAAGTGATTTGAGTCAGTAAGTTTACCTACAGCACGCTTATCCATTGAAGCGACTCTGGCATAGGTAAACCCAGTTAAACCAGGAATTGTTTGAATGCTCATTTTTGTTATTCTTTTTTAAATTGTTATTTATTATTGAAACCAAGAAGTAGGTTTGCTTGTAGCTCCCTGTGTTGGTTTAGATGAATGCTTTATTGTTTGAGAAAAAAGACTATCTGTTTTTTTAGTAATTCCTGCTTTCTGTATTGTAGAAAGTGTTGGATCTTTTTCTAACACTTTTAATAGAAGAGCCACTTTTACTTTCTTAGCATGGTTTGCAGGATTTTTTAATTCCAAAATAGCTTTATCAAAGTCTGTAATTGTTTCTCCTGAAGGAAGTTTATATTTATCTGTAATAAGAAAATCTTGAACTTCTTCTGCTAATTTTGGATTTAATGGAATACCATCAAAATCTTTAGCTTTTACTTTTTCCTGTAAAACAGAAGTAACATTTTGTATGTATTGATTTCTGTAAGCTCTTTTTTGTTCTTGCTCTATTTGAGCTTGTTGTTCAAGCTGTTGTAATTTAGAAGCTTCTTTTTTAACTAACACTTTATGATGTCTTGCAGCAGTGCTTTCTAAGTCACCATAATTTTTAAGTCTTTCAATTTCTGCTTCTATATCTTCTTGATCAAATTCTTGATCTGCTAAAGCTTGTCTAATAACTTTTTCTTGATTAGCTTCTTTTGTAATATCTAGCTCAGAAAAGTTTACTATATTATTATATGTACTGAAATATTCTTTTGGATCTACACCATTAACATATATGGCCTGAAATGCTTTTTGATAATCTTCACCAAATTGTCCTAAAAAGTTTTGAATAATTTGATTAGCCCCTTTTTGTTTTTCATTATTGAATTTTTCCAAAAATTCTTCTGGAGAATTCACTTCAAAATCTTCTCCTTCTTCCGCAGTGAAAACACCTAATTGTAAAAGGTCTTTAGCTAGAGAACCAAATTGAGATTGAGATTCAGGATCTTCTTCTTGAGAAGGTTTGACAGATTCTTTTTTAGAAGAAGGTGTATCTTCTATTTCCTCTTCTTCTTCATCTCCTCCTGCTAAGAAATCTTGAATAGATACATCTTTTACAGGTTCTTTTTCTTCCGGTTTATCAACTTTTGCTTTAGGTTCTTCTTTTTTTTCTGGTTTTATTTCTTCCACTTCTTTTGGAGAAGCTGTTGCAGTTTCAGGAGCAAGCAAATCATTTACAAGTTCTGCATTTCCTGTACCTGGAATAGTATCTTGAATAGAAAAATTAAAAGCTGGTTCTAGCTGATTATTTTCAGTCATATATGTAGTTATTTAAATTTCAATGTAAAAGTATATTAAAGGGAAATAGTAGCAAAGAGAAATTAAAGAATTTAAAGCCTTTTTGCCAGTAATATAGCATTAAGTATTTTTATTTCTTTAATGTTAAGGATTACCATCTTGAAGTAGTTGATTTTCAGAAGGATCAATTCTTCTATAGTTTTCTTGCCATAAAAGATCTGTAAGAGAAGTGGAAATTCTTACTATCTCATCTTCATTAAGAGTGGGGAGTAATAAATGTAGTCCTTCATGGTTTAAAAGTTCAAGGTGTTTCTTTCCTTTAGCTCTAGTGTCAAGCTCTATTGTATTTGTTTCAAATAAAGCTTGACCCCAAAGTTTCTTTTTACCAAGTTTTTTATATTCCACTTTTATTTTCTTTCTCACAATTATTTCTTTTTAGCAGAAGATTGTTTTCTATTAGAAGCATTAATTTTTGCTATTTGAAGGTCATTTTTCATATTTTCTCTTTCTACTTGTAGCTTCTCTTTTTCATGTGCTATTTTATCAGCAGCTTGTTTATTCTTAGAATTAATGTCTGCAAGTTTTAATTGATAATCTTTAGCAGCAGTTTCTTGTTCATGTGCTAATTTTGACATCTCCAGTACATCTGGCACTTGATTACCATTAACATCTTCTGATTGTACTTGTCCATATCCTGTAGCAGAAATGATGGCTATTTTTTCTTTAGAAAGCCTATCAAGTTCTTTTTGATAATCATCATGAGCAAGTTTTTCTTCATGCTGTCTTTGTTGCAATTGCATTTGTTGATCAGCAATTTGTTTTTGTTGTTCAATCTCTTGCTGTTTTTGCTGCATTTGTTGTTGCTGTAATTCTTCTTGTTTCTGCCTTAATGTATTAAACACTTTCTTCATTTGTCTAATAGAATTAGTAGAATACAATTCTATTACATCTGAGAATGATCCTCCATTTTGAAGAAGAGGTTGAGCAAGTTGTCTAATTTCATTAAACATTCTTTGATCTTCAGGTCTGTTAGTAAGGAACACTTTAAGATCTCTGAATTTTAAATCTGAACCATTAACCTGTACAAATGCTGATTCCCCAGTGTTAGTGATGTAGGAAAGAGTTGATTGAGGTTTATTAGATTCTATATATAATGCTGCATCTATAATTGCTTGATATAATTGTCCCAATACATATTCATGTGCTACAAATAAAGGTTCTGTTTGAGAATAAGATTGTTGTATGGCTGTATTGGTTCCTGTAGCAGTTTCTGAAGCTGATATAGAACCTAGTCTTTGCTTAGACATACCAATTAATTCCCAACATTCATTCTTCATTTGAATAGCTAAATTATATCTAGCTTCTAAAATCTTTGAATATGCGGCATTTGCATCTTCGCGCGTTGATCTTGATAAATCTATATTTTTAGCAATAGAAGTGTTTGATACAGGAGCTTTTGTGTTTTCTGGAGAGTCATCATCAAAAACCACACCTCTTTGTCTAGCTTCCATTTCCCACACATCTAAAGCATCTTGGTCATCTCCATCTTTTAATTTAGGAATTCTTCTTATATTAATAGAAGCTACATTACCTATTTCTTTTTCTAATAATTGAAAAAGTTGATTCATGCAAATATTGTAGATGGTTTGAAATGGTTTCATCATATCTACTAATGATTTGGCTTCTGTGTTTTTTATTTCATGTACAAGACCTATAATAGGATTGTAATTCAATAGTTTATAAGGTTTGATGTGATAGATGTCTGGTCCTATTTTCACCCCTTGATACCATTGATTTACCCATCCCCATTCTAAAGATTGTTGTGTAGGAATAGTACCTGATTTATAATTTTCGTCTACAAGAGTAGATTGCTCATTTCCTAATTCATCTAAATAAATAAGTTTTCCTATTTTCTTCTTACTCATCCAATAAGCTCTCACCACTACATATTTATAACCAAAAGAAGAAACATTAGATGTAAGTCCTAGGAAATCTTTAAGTCCATCATTATTTTCTTTCATTTCTGATTCTATAGCCATTCTTGTTTGAAGTACTAAAGGATCATATGTATCATATGTAACAGAATCAATACCTGGTGTAACATTAGGGTTTCCTAAATTAGACTCTCTTACATTAATCAACCCATAATCTTGAAGAGAACTTCTTAGATGGTCTATTTCTTCTTTAGTGAGATCTGGGAAAGTTTCTATTATTTCAGAAAGTTCCATTACATTCACTGTGCCAGAAGCATAGGCTCCTTGAGCCCTTCCTGTAGGATCTGATGTATATTTTCTATCAGGAGTGGATAGAAACCAGGTGTTTTTTGGATTACACACTTCTACATTAAACCCTGTTTTAGAATTATCTTCATATATATGAAAGTATTCTCTAGCTGAAATAGTAAGGTCTCTAAAAGCATCTTCTGATTTTTCCTTTAAATTAAATTCAGCTTTTTGACAAGTAAGAACATGATTGGCCCATTTTTCAGCAAGAGATGTATATCCATCTATTTGATCTTGCACTTGTTCCATTGTCATTTGTTCCAATTCATCATCTTCAGGAGGTTCTTGTCCATTTTGTATAGCAGTTTCAACAATTTTCTGTTTAGCTTGCTGCATTATATATTGTTGAAGAATATCTGTTTTAAATTGTAATTCTTCTGCTTTACTATCATCATCAAAAGCTTTCACCCTAAAAGCATCTGGTCTTTTAGAAATTTCCCCTATAAGTTCATTAATAGGAGTGGTGAGAATAGAATAATGTTTAACATAAGCTGGAAGCTCTAAATCTTGTGTAAGCATTTCTGTAAAAGATTTTACATCTGGTTCTTGGTAAAAATCTTCTGGTCTAAGAATACCTTTAACAAGATCATAATTTTTTACAAATGTATCTCTGTTTTTTACATATTCTGCATAAGCTTTATTGGCAAAATAATCCATGGTGTTTTTAATCCAGGATTCATCTTCTTTTTCCTTGTCAGTTTTAAACTGGTCAGGAAATATATTCAGATAGGCATATCTGATAGTGGCATCTTTTGTATACCTTATTATTGGCATTTTTAAAATAATTTTTTATTGTTATTGAAAAACATCTTATTGCCTGAAGCAAAGAGTTTATTTTTTCTTTTTTGTTTAAATAAAGAGGTGATTCTTACATCTCTTTCTTCCCCAACAGCCCCATATATAGGATCCATATGCATAGCTAAGGCTATTGCTAATTCTGCTGCTACAAGTCTATCCGTATTAAGATCATCATTATACTGTATAATCTCTTCTAGAAGTACAGGATCTAATATTCTATTAACCCCCACTATTTCTTTAATAATATTACCATCCTCATCTTTTTCCATTTGAAGAGTTTCTTCCATGTATTTTTTAATACAATTATGAAGATGGTTTCTTATTTTTTCTGCACTCCTATGTATTCCAAACTCCCTTGATACAGTGGTGTTAGGTACAACCTCTTTCAACCATTGAGGTTGTTTTTCTAAAAATCTAGCATCCCCTTTAGCAATCATATAATCTATAAAGGAAATTTCATCATTTTCCACTAGTGCTCTGGCATTATAATATTTAATAAGGAGTCTAGCTTGTTCCTCCCAGATTTCTTTTTTGTCTGGTCTAGCACAATAAGAAGCTACAAACATATCTTGATAAGATTCTCCCACTAAAGAGTTCATTCTTTTATAAATGTATACAGCTCCTAGAGAAGATGAATAAGCTGATTTACCTTGTCTATATGGATCCACTCCTGCTACATACAACCCATATGGAGGATTTTCCATAGGATGTTCATATATAATTACAGGAGCATCTTTACTGTCATTAGGCCTTAATGGAAAATTAGAAATAGGTAGTTTATCTGAAAGATCAAATGACACTCTATCCTCATCCTGATATAACACAACAGGAATTCCAGTTCTTTCTTGTTGTATTAATTTTGCTTTCTGTCTTTTGGCTGCTTCAATATTAAACATATTTTCAGCAGAAGAAAGAAAACATTCCTCTGGAGTGAGAGGAAAATACATTATTTGTTTTAAATAAAGAGTTCTATCTGGATTAGATTTAAGAGCTTCTCTTTCTTGATTAATTTTAGCAATTGCTTTTTCTTTATTAGCAGCATTAATAATAATAGAATCTAATTCAGGAGTGTTTGTTTCTGTAATTTTTCCTTCTTGTCTTAACCAATTTCCTAATGTTGTAGGCTCTTTACAATCTTGTCTATATATACCAGAAAGAAATAGCCCTGTTTTTTTATTATTTTCTTGTTCTATTGCTAAGAAATTATGACTATCTGGATTGTAAAAAAACCCTTCTGCATCTTTTCCATTATCAAAAGAACCCCCTGTACCAACAAGAATAGGAACAGCTCTCCAACCATTTTTACCTTTAAAAGCAGGTTCAGCAGCCTGGAATGCAGAAGCAAAAGAATATTTTCCCACTTCATCCATAATAAAAGACTTAGCTGTTGTACCAGCAGCCACCTCTGTATTATGCCCATCTTTGGCATTCCTAATTACAATATAACTCCAAATTTCATCATCTCCATTAGGCTTCTTATATCCAAGTCTCACCTGGTTGGACCTCCAGGTTTTATCTAATCTGGGAATATTAATTCCTTCCCATAGATTTTTTAGTCCAAAATCCACTTTATCCTTTAAAAGTGAAAGGTCATTATCATTACCACAAACAATTACATTTTGTGTGTTTTGGAACATAATAGCATTCATTCCAAAATAAGAAGCCTCCATCTCTGACTTTCCCCCTTGTCTTCCTCCAATTTCAATATATCCTTTTCTTTCTATCCTAGAATTTTCTAAATGTTCTGCCCTAATCCATTCATTATCACGAAGATCTGGAAGAGATTTTCTTCTTATATCATTACCATATTCATCTACATCATCAAGCCTAATCCACCAATGATTTAAATGCCAATACAACCAAGGAGAAATATGCACTCCATTGATTGTAATTCCTCCTGTAATTTTTTCTATCTCCCAGTCAATCAATTGTTTAAATTCTTCTGATCCTGGAGGAGGAAGTTTTTTTATATTCTTAAAAAATTCTGTAGTTTTAATTTCCATATATTAAAAACATAGACAATCTGTCTATGTACTTGTCTATGTTATTGCATTCTATGTGGAACAGAAGCAGACCCTCTAGCTTCTTTTTTAGCTTCTTCTATATTTCTCATAGAATCCACTGTTCTTAATATCTCAGCATAGTCTTTTAAAGCCTGTGTCAAATCTTTTCTTTGAGCTTCTTTATTAGCTACAATAGTGGGAATCACTCCTCCATTTTTAGTTTCTTTATAGGCCATTCTATCCTTAAGTGCATTGAAAGGATTGTCTTGTATATATTCTTTTAGCTCCTCTAATTTAGCTTCCAGGAACTCAAGTTCATATTCAATAAGTAGTTGTTTTTTAGCTGCCATAATTTTTAATTTTCTTCTAAGAATTCTTCTTCTTCATTGAAATATTCTATATTTTCCTCAAAGGTTTGAGGAGGCTGAGAAGAAATTGTAGAAGTGTATTCCATTATACAAGAATGTAATGTTGTATCTGAAACAGACCAAAAATCTCCACATCTATCTCTAATTGTTTCAAGATGTTTCCCAAGAGAAATAGTTGGATGGGAAAACTTTAATTCCTTTAATAAAGACAAGGAATCCTGATATACATTTTTTTTACCACTCATATTGCATCATTTATATTATCATCATTTAGTTCTATATGTTTAATAGGAGTTTCTTCCTGAAAATTTTCCTGGAATTCCTCATTTACATATTCTCTTGTAAATGAAATAGAAAGAACATCAGAATCCTCTCCTTGTTGTCCAGAAATATCTATGTAATCTACGCCTACATCATACAATTCTTCTAAAATATCAAGAAGAGCTTCTAAAGGTATTTTTCTATATTTCATTTAATTTATTTTGTTCTTGTTCTGTAATATATGCTGTCCATTTATTAAGGGGACATTTACAAGAAAGACAAACTGTCTTAGCTGAAAGTGTACATCCACATTCTGTACAATGTTCATCAGGCCTTAATGGGGTGGAATGAAATTTAGAATGTTTAGGACATTGCTGACAAATATTCATCCTTTCTTCTTTCACCTTAGCAATGATTTCTTTCATTTCCTCTTTAGGAAAGAGCTTATTCCTCCATCCCTCCACTATTTGATTCAATTGTCCCATACAATTTTTTAGTTAAATTTTCCTTTAATCCCTGTACAGCTTTCTTTTTGTATTCCCATACAGAAAGTTTATTTTCTGCACATGAAGCTAGTCTTTTCTCTATGGCTGCCAACATCTTGTCACATTCTTCTAAATTCTTTTGAGCTTTCTTATGATTGAAATAAAACTTTCCAAACCCAGAAATCTCTACAGAATCATTTGTTAAAAGAGCTTTATTAGCAGATTTATATTGATGAGAAATTACATCTTCAATCATTTGTTCTTCTCTCATCAATTTTACAGCTAATTTCCTAATAAGGAAATCTTTAATAGAAAGAGAAACTGGCCTATCCATTCAATGTAATATTTAATGTAATATCTTCCTGGAAGGGAAGGAGAATTTTTGAATTAATCTTCACCTTTCCATTTTCTCTCACCAACACTCCCATCCTTGTCAATTTAGAAATCATATTATACACTGTAGGAAGGGAAGAATTATATTGAGAACAAAACTCCTTCTTATATTCCTTATAAGAAATATGTTTCTTAATAGCCACAAATGCTAATAGCTGTAATTCCCTTTCAGAAAAAGAAAGAGAATTTATAATAGAAATAATAGCATAATACTTATATGCCTTATCCATTTCTGTCTGAGCTTCTTTTTTAATTATTTGTGTAACTGCCATATGTAATTAATGCAAAATTATGAATAATTTCCAATATAGAAAAATTATTTATAGAAGATGACAACAAAATTAATAAAAAACAATCCAATAGAATACTCTTCCTGTATAATATCATCCTCCCTTTCTATAGATTCAAAAAGAAATCCAATCCTATAATATGGATTGGAAAAATTCTTAATTTCAATAAGAAAATCAATTTGCTGAGCATTATTTCTCCCATAAAAAAAAGCCATTATAGAAATAAGAATAAGAAATAAACATAAAATCCCCATAATATATAATTTAAAACTAATTTACAATTCCTTATTGGAAGTGTGAAAAAGAAACAGTTTCTTTTCTAACAATCCCACCCTCCCACCTGCAAAATAATGGTGAATACCCACATCCTCCAAATTTTTTTTATTTTTTTTTCTAACATATTGATTTTTAATTATTTTTTTTTTTTACATCCCCCCTATATAATTTTTTTTGTGGTAGATATATAAGGCCACTCCCAATCATAACCCCCTGTACAAATTAGCAGGTTGTGGTTAGTCCCCACAGGTGCTATTATTATTAACAAAATAAAATTTTAGACTATGACAGAGATTACAAAATTAATTGGTGAACAAGTTGATGAAATCAGCTTATTAGGAAGTGGCTTTCCTTACAAAACAGGAAAAAGAAGTGAAAACAAAGAAACTTATAGCAGACTACGCTATAATGGTATTGTTTTCAATGTTCCTGATAACAGTCCTTTTATTAAAGCCTTTAATGAAGGGAAAGTTGCAAGTGTTAAATTGTTGAACACTACAAGAACAGCAATTGTCACTGATGACCAAGGTGTTGAAACTGAAAAAGAAGTGGCAGGCTTTGAGTTTGACAGCTTCATCAGTATGGAACAACAATGGAACAGAGCTCTTCACACTAATAAGCTTAATATGCTTAGTGCAACAGCAAGTTCTAAGGATTTAACTCCTGATAGCATTAGTGCTTTAATGTCATTAAGCTAACTCATTGATAATCAAACAGCTCTCTTAATTGGGAGCTGTTCTTGATTATATGTAGGGGTGGAGTTCCTATGGAATTATTGGGTGGGAGTGTACTAAAACTACCGTATATATTATATATTATTTAATAGATAAGTAATTTATTTAGAAATTATCTAAAAAAATAGAAGATTTGTTGAATAAATATTAGTGGTATACTACATCATATATTATA